TTTTTAGGGAGGGGGGGGGAGTATTTATAAAACTACCCTAATCTGCCTAATGTGCCTAATTTTTGAAAGAAAACAAATAAGAGAACCAAATAAATCAAACCATATACCCAGTCGCATTTGCAATAATAATAAATAATAAGTGTATGTTAAAGTGATTTTTTCTGCCTAATCTGCCTAATCCAATTTTGGAAGGTAATTACCCCTAAAATAAAAAAGATTATAATTTAAATATTTAGATTATAATTTTTTTCTATTTAATATATATAGATGACAGAACCAGAATTATTACCAGACCCTACACCGATTTTAACATTATCACCAGATGAACCAGAACCAGAATATACTGAAGAAGAATTAATTTTAAAACACAAAAAGCAAAAAGCACAAAAATGTAAAGTAATAGCATTAAATAAAATGGGTCATCACCCTATAGAAGTAAATGTGTCTTCCTTTAATCAAAAATCAAAAATCAAAGTATTGGAACTTGTAAAGGAATTATTTGAAAAACCAGATGAAGAAATTCAAAAGGAATTTAACGAAGTTTGTTTAGAAGTAATATTTAATGAAAATAGTAATATAGCAAATTATCCTATTTATAAAAAGGATATTAGACCAATCCAATCACAGAATGTTTCTGGTAATGTTATTGAGTAACTATTGAATATAAAAATATTAAAACTAATAGTATTTTTATCTTATGTATTTATATATAGAATGAGTGGATTTCCAAATAATAAACCGACTGATGCTTCAAAGTTTAGACAAAACTATTTAGCAAACTTAGCATTAGAGACCAAAAATAATGAAATTAATTACCAAGCAAACAAAATCTTTAAAAAAACAGGGCAAACACCAACACAAGTATTAGACACAAGAACAACAACAGAAAAACTTGCTGATATTGAAATGTTGAAAATAGAATTGAGAGGTGAATTAAAGGAAATTGCAGATGGAATACAAGCAGATGCTATAGTTCAAATGTTAAATGATGAAGAACTGATATTTTTAGCACAACATATTAATGAGATTGTGAAACAAATCAAACCAAAATATAAATATGGCATTCTTGCTGATATTTTTGTTCCTTATTTACAAACATATATGGAAAATGCTGAAGAAACAAACGAAGTTATTAATGGATTACAACAAAGTAAGCACATATTAATGGGAATAGAACAAATCATTAATGGAATGGTTAGTCATCAAAATTTAGAAAATTTGGCGGACTATATTGTCAAACATAATAGATTACTTAATAGAGGAATAGAACAAGCATTAAGAAGAGATATTGCTGAATTAAATCTACTCATTCCATCTATAGAAGATATAAAACATATTCAAAGAATATCAAATGCTAATACAAGAGCAATCATTCAAAAAGAATTAAGTCTTGCTTTACAAGATTTACCAACAAATAGCCAAATTGAAGCATTAGTAAGAGAATTTAATACTGCTATATCACAAAGAGATAGTCAATACGCACAAGAAATAGGCACTCAACTTCATCTACTATTATCAGTTGAACCTGCTACAAGAGAACAAATAGAAGAATTGAAAAAACAAATAGAAGAACTTACAGAACATACAAAACCAAGTGAAATTCCTGCCACACCTTTAGAACAAGGTGCTACTTCTGCCCCTTTAGTAGAAGTTGAACCTGCACCAACACATCAACAAGCATTTATAAGAAATAGATACAGGTCATTAGAACAATTAGGAAATTCCAAAAGTGCCTATAAAGAATATATTGATGAAAACTTTCAATATGGTAAATTTCCATCTCTTAAAACAACCTATACACAGAATACTTATGGAAAAGCATACGCTTCCTTAAATCTTACAGACTTGAAAGATTTTGCTAAAGAACTTAATAGGCGTTTAAGAATTGAAGCATATGGAACAGAGACCCCTATTGGTGTTGGCGAAGGAATAAAAGGGAAAGGTATTCAAAGCAAATATCAAAAACGTTCAATTACTCATAAAACAGATTTTACAAAAGGAATTGTAAGCAATAATAGCAAATACATTCCTTTTGGGCGCTACCATATAGACCAACATAGATTAAATGATAATATTGTATCTATTAGAAGACACACTGGGTGCAATATTCAAGGATTACCAGTATCAAGAATTAGTAAAGATTTAGGTTCTGTATTAAGAACAATTGTAGGTGGGGGACAACCACAATTTCATCAATTAGAGAAATTGACACCAGATGAAAAACTTTATTTACATAAACTTGCTAAACATTCCAACATAATTGATAGAATAAGTATTCCAACACCAAATAAAGATGAAGATGATAAGGATATAAATCAATTTGAGATATATAAGGGCGAAATTATGAATGGAAATGATAGTGTAGAATTAGTAAAGAAGTTTAAATTATTAATTATGAAAATGATGAAAAATGATTTACTTCCAAAAAGTCAAGCAAAAGACATTTTAATTGACTTGGTTTCTTTAGGGTATTAGAATATTAATTTTTTTATCTAATCTATAATATATATATGTCAAATCCATACAATTATAATAGAAAAGTATTAAATCCTCATTTGTCAAATGACACACCTCAAACAAGAAGCGACACAAAACAAATACCATTTTTCTTTGGTGGAAGTCAAATTCCAACTGATTTATTTTTAGCAAAAACACAATATAATGGTGCAAAAGGTTCAGGATTACATAAAGGACATAAAGAAATACACAAATTGAATAAATTGGGTAATATGCTTATTCAAGCAAAAAATGACAATATTAAGTTTCCTCATACATTACCATTTTTGAAATAAATATTAAAAAAAATATAATCTTAATATATATATAAATGAGAGTTATAGTTTTAAATACGAATAATTTAGTTCAGGACGGACAAAATAATAAACTTATATATAAGTTTCCTAATTCAGTTCAATTTAAAAATAATCAAATTGCTGTCTCATCTGTGAGTATGTATTATTCTTGGTTTAATATAACAAATGCTTATTCAAATAATACCTTTAGTTATACTTGGGTTGTTGGTTCAACAACAACAACATATACAATCACAATTCCAGACGGATTGTATCAAATTACGGATTTAAACAATTTACTTCAATACAATATGGCAATAAATGGAACATATTTAATAACTAACTCTGGTTCAAATGCTTATTATGCTGAATTCATTTTAAATCCTACAAGATATGGCGTTCAAATTAATACATATTTAGTTCCTACATCATTACCAAGTGGATATACTACACCTTCAAATTGGGTTGGATTTCCAACTCAATCCTTCAATCCTTCCATTACAATCCCTGCTAAATTAAATACCATTCTTGGTTATGGTGCTGGATTCGTATCAAATCAAAATACAAATAATGCTTATACTCCTCCAACCCCTACCGCATCAAATAACTATGTTAGTAAAAATACATCAAATACACTTTCTTATTTGTCAAATAGTTCTCCAAATCTTCAACCTAATTCATCAATATATTTTTCATTAAGTAATATTAATAATCCTTATTCTCTTCCTTCGTCAATTATCTATTCATTAGTTCCTCAAGGTGATGTAGGAACTCTTATAGCTGAAAGACCACCTCAATTTATGTGGAATAAGATGATTGATGGAACTTATAATCAATTAACTTTGACATTTTTAGGAACTGATTTACAACCAATAATAATAAATGACCCCTCTATGACAATCCTATTAACTATTAAAGATGGTGATGAATTAGGCGGAAAGAGTTAAAAAAAAATAATTTAAATAAAAATAATTTAAATTTAATTAATAAAAATTAATATCTTTATTAATTATATATAATGAGTTTTTCACCAAACGATATTACAGAACAATATTTAGACAAACTTTATGAAGACTTAAGTAAAGAACAAGGGCGACTTTTACAAGATATTAAAACAGGTGTTGATAGTGTAAAAGAAAGCGATAATCAAAAACAATTTACTTTACTAAATACTTTAATGATGACAACTTTAAGATTACGAAACTTAAGAAAAAAGATTAAGCAAAGAATTGATAATATCTAAAAATAAAATCTTATATAATAGTATATAATGGTAAGACTTGCAAACAAAGCATATATGACTACAAGCGGAGGTGCTATTCATACATTAACAAGAAAACATATAAATGGAAGGGGATATGGTTCTTTTCTTTTAGATAATGGAAGTGGCGGACAAAATTCCTATTCAAGTATAGAAGATTATATTAATACAACTGGCGTTAATCCATATCAAGAAACAAATAGTTTAGGAAGAGGTCTAAAAAGTATGAACGCCAAAATTGAAAGTCTTTTAGTAAAATCTAAAAAACACAATCCAAAAAAAGATAAAAATATTAACTTTAATATTTAAGCAATCTTTTCATTTAGTGAATTATATATAAATTTTTTATCTTATATATAATATATAATAATGTCCTGCGATAAGTTAGTCTTTGACCTCTCACAAGAGATAGAAGGTTCTCCTAATGTTTTTGTAAAAAAAGATTGGTTAAACATTCTTGATAATATGAACCAAAATTATAGTTCCAATCAATCGGTAATTGATACAAGTCAATTAGCAAATAGTAATAAGTATTTGAGTTATAGAGAAGCATATTTACTTGTTCCTATGATTTTATCAATTGCTACTGATGCTAATACTGCAAATTTTACCCCTTCTACAACTGCTACAACGGCTGATTATTGTATGGGTTTAAAGAATTGGTTCGGTCAAGTAATTCATAGTTTTACATTAGATTACAACGGAACTACAATCATTCAACAGACCCCTTTTATTAATATGTGGAACTGCTTTAAACTAATGACATCTCTTTCTTGGAGTGATGTTATAACTCAAGGTTCTCAAATTGGTTTTTACCCTGATGACCCTCTTGCTTTTGGTTATTATACCCCTGCCACATCTACTTGTTTTGATGGTGTAGGTGTTTGTAATAATGGTGTAGCATCAACCGCAGGGCAACCAGTTAATGCGAATGCCACCAGTCTTTTCAATATTTATTCTTATACCAGAGGCAATATTGGTTTAGTAAAAAGAATTCAATACATCAATTTTGATGCTAATGCTGCTCCAAATAGTGATGCTTCTACAACTTATGGTTCTTTACTAAATGGTGGTGTTGCTGCTAACGGAACTACAACTGCTTGTAATCTTTTATGGAAGTCTTATATTTATAATAAAGTAAATGGTAGTGCTGCCGCAAGAGGTGTTCTTCAAATTGCTGTCTCTGCCACCATTTATTTAAAACATATTCATTCATTCTTTGCTATGTGTCCTCTTCTCAAGGGTGTATTTATGAAAATGACTATGAATTTAAACAATACATCAGTTAATTTTTCTGTTGCTGCTGCTGGTGCGGGTCAAATTACTCTCAACTCCGTTTCAAATGCTGTTGGTGGTTCTTGTCCTTTACACATAGCATCTGTTAATCAAGGTGCTAATAATCTTGGTGTTGCTACATATAGCGCCAATCTTTCAGTTGGTTCTAAATGCTTGAACTCTACAATTACTGGTGCTGCTGGTTATGTTGATGCTCCTTTAGCAAAATCTATTTATCTTTATGTGCCTGCTTACACTTTTAATCCAGTCTTTGAAAGCGCCTATTTATCAAGTCCAGTTAAGCAAATTAAATATACTGATGTTTATCAATACCAAGTTTCAAATATTCAATCGGGTGGTTATTTCAATAACTTACTTACAAATGGTATAGCAAATGTCAAATCAGTTCTACTTGTGCCTTTATATTCTGCTGCTGCTGGTTCTGCTAATACTGGTCTTCCTTCTGGAATTCCAGTCTATCAATCACCTTATGATATTGCTGGTTGTGGTGGAACTTCCCCATTATGTCATATTACAAACTTTAATTGCGTAGTAAGCGGGCAAAATTCCATATATAATACTCAAAGGTATGTTTTTGAGGAATGGAACAATCAACTATACGGACAAAATGCTGTTAATGGTGGTATGACTGATGGTTTAACTTCTGCTTTAATCAATTCTCTTGGTTGGGAAATGGAATATTGCTTTTATTATGTCAATGTAGCAAGAATGCTTCCAGTAGAAGAAAGCGTTCCTAAGAGTATCCAAATCATCGGTCAAAATCTTTCTGCGAAAGCAATTGATTTATGGTGTTTTATTGAATACGGAGTTGATGTTTCAATTGATATATTAACTGGCAGTCGGGTTTAATCTATTAATAAATAAACGACTTAAAGACATATTCATATAATTAACACCAGAAGAAAAACGAGCGTATCAAACGGAATGGTTGAGATTAAAACGAGCATCATTAACTCCAGAAGAAAGAGAAGAAATAAACGCAAAGAGAAGAGAAGCAAGGAAATTAAAAAAATCTCTTTAAGTAGTTTTCAAATAATATATATTATAAAAAATATAATTTATAATATATGTTAGGTTTTTTAATAGGTTTTCTAATTGAGTGGATAAGGAATATTATAAAGGAAATAAAATAATTTAGGCGTTATTTTTAGTTAAGCAAAATCCATTATTTTTTTTATCTAATACTATTATATATAATGGTTCATCACATAGTTCATATTAAGGCAAGTCCTAAACAACTATCAAAGCTCCGCAACGGACATAAAGTCCGCATTAGTCCTGCGATGGAAGGCGAAGGTTTTAATCTTATTGTTCGTCCAGAAAGAATTAGCCAAATGACAAGAACATTTCATAAGGGAAAAGGAATGGAAATTCAACTAACACCAGAGGAACTTATTGTAAATAAACAAGCGGTTGGAAATATGGAAGGTCAAGGAATATTCGGTAAAAAGTTTGATGATTTTATTGATAGAAAACTTGGAAGCAAAGCAAAAGATGCTATTTATCATACTGCTGATAAACTCAAACCTGCACTAAAAAAAGCAATTGAAAAAGCAAGTGAATATGCTCCAGAAATGGCGGCATCTACTTTAAGCGCTCTTGCTGTAGCATCAGGTAATCCAGAATTAGTTCCAATTGCTGCTGCAGTAGGTCATCAAGCAGGAAAATATATTGGTGAAAAAGGTTCTTATTATGCTAAGGATTATTTAGATAATCCAAGAAAATATCAAAGTAATTTTGAAAGTAATATTGGTGGTCCAAAAAATAAAATTGCTCCAAGAACATTACAAGGACAAGCCGAACAAAATGAATTACTTAATGAAATGAATAAAGAATTAGGAATAAAAACAAATGTATTAGGAAGGGCAAATTTAGAGAATTCTATAGCACATATGAGAAGGTCAAGAATGAACCAATTAGCCGTTGATGAAAGTAAAGACGAAAAACCACACCTTCAATTTGGTGAAGGTTTAAGACATCATAAACGAGAAGTTGGTTCTATTGGTGTTGGTTCAAATTTTGTCTCTCATCAAACTCATTTACCTCCTGCTTTAATATCTCAACCATTTAGTGCTAATTTCCAATTTCAACATTTCCTACCTCCTGCTTACCAAAAGTTTAGTAAAGGGGGTGGTCTTTATGCTTAAATAGCAATTATAAGTATAATAATAAAATTTAGTATAATTAATAAAAATTAATATCTCTATTAATTATATATAATAATGCTTAGTGATAGTCAAATTAAGGAATTATCTAAAAAAATGGATTTTCCTCTTGCTTGTGTCTGTTTTAAAGATGAATTACCTCGTAAATTGGAATACAATAAAGGTTATGTTATTAATTTAGAAGATGGAACTGATGAAGAAGGAAATCAAAATGAAGGGACACACTGGACGGCGCTTCAAGTAAATAAATACCCTAATGGAATTATTGAACCTATTTTCTTTGACCCTTATGGTGTTGCTCCAAGTGAAAATATTAAAAAATTTGTTTTAAATAATTGCGGTAAAAAATTGCCATATACAGAAAAAGACATTCAAAGTATAATGAATAATGCTTGCGGTTGGTATGTTTGCGCTTTTTTACATTATATAAACACTTGGGAACATAGAACCACAGATTTATATGCTGATGTTGGTATGTTTTTAGATTATTTTGATGACTTGAATAAATCTATTGATTGGAAGAAGAATGAATATATACTTAAAATGTTTTTCCAATCTAAAGACCCTACTAAAAGACAAGAAATTGATGTCATTTCTTCTACTCATAATATTATTGATGAAGATGAAGGAAAAGGAATAAATCTTACTAAAATCCCTGTTGATGTTAATATTCTTTAAGTTGTTTATAAAATATATATTAATATAGTTTTTACATTAATATATATGGTTTAGTATTTAATCTTTTTTTACATATGTATCTAACATATTTGAACTTGAACCCATTTCAGTCATCGTATTGACAACTGCATTCTTTTGTTCTATAGTATGACCGAATTTATTGGTTAGGTAAGTATGACGAAGTTGATTTACACTAACTTTTTTTTCATCAAATATTTTATTTAGTCTTTGATTTAATTTTACTGATGAAAGATTATTCATATTTGCATCAAATAATAAATATTTAGTAGGATTAACACTAATCCATTTCTTCAATATTGATTGTAAAGGTTTAGGAATTTCTACAACTTGTTGTCCGTAAGTTTTTGCGGTTTTATATGAATTGAAAAACATTTTATTCTTCTCTAAATAATTGTCTTTTTGTTTATCAATATCTTTAATCACAAAATCAACATAATCTTTACTTCGTCTTGGAGGAATTAAAACACCGCCTAAAAGTGATAAAATAACAAATGATTGAATTTGTTGTAAATCTGCTGGTTTTAAAGATTTCTTTTTATAAAGTAGTTCTGCGTCTTTCTTTAGTGCTTCCCAAATCTCTTTTACTTGATTAGTGCTTACCCAAGATGCTTCTTGTTCTGGTGTCTTTTCTTGTTTATGAATTTCCTTATTATAATCTCTTACATCTTCTAACATCAAATCTCTATAAGGTTTTTTATCTGTTATTATAACCAAACTACTTAATATTGTTTTTCTTTTATTCGGTGGTATATCTTTTAGAAATGCTAAAACTTTATCCGTTTCATCAAACTTTTTAAAATCAATTTCATCAGTCCCAAAAACTTTAATATATAAGTTCTTTAGAATAGATGCGTAAGTTGTTAAACTTGATTTTGAAAGTGTAGGGCGTTTATTATGTAAATATTCTTTTAAACCTTCCATTATATATTATTTAGTGAGAAATTAATTTATATATCTATAATTTAATTTTAAATATTATAATTTAGTTTAATATTTTTTATTTTTTATATTACTATATAATATAAATGATTGAAAGTTTAAAACGAAGTTTAAACAACGATTTAAAATTTGGATTACTTAAGGAAATAGATATAGTTCCAACAATTGAAGGAAATTGGAAAAATGAAATAAATATTATGAATACAAAAGATAAATATGGTGATGAATATTATCCTTATGATTTTGAAAGTGAATGTTTAACCTCTTGGGAAGTTAAATCCAGAAGAGTGTCTAAAAATCATTATCCAACAACAATAATACCAGTTCATAAAATTAGAAATGTAGAAACACCACAATATTTTGTTTTTAATTTTACTGATGCTTGTTCTTATATAAAATATGATAAGGAACTATTTAAAACATTTAAAACAAGAATGATTAAAGTAGATAGAATAGGTGGAAATCCTAATCCAGTTAGACATTATGAAATACCTATTAATAAATTAATTGATTTAATAAAGATTTATAAAAATAATATAAATTAAATAAAAATTAATATCTAAATATATTATATAATAATGGAAACTATTAAGGAAACTATTAACAATAAGATTATTTTAGAATTAGAAACAGACCAAGAAGACCAAAAATATAAATATATTTATAAATGCTCTTGGTTTGATTCCAAGAGACATAAAAAATCACATACAGATATGTATTATGAAAATGCAGATGATGTCAAATGGATTTTTGAAACTGATGAATGGTTTAGAGATTTAGCAAGAGTTGAATATATTAAAGTATGTAATAAATCAAAATATTATCAATTGGCTTCGTTAAGTTCTAAATTATGTAATAATAAAGATAGTAATAAATAAATATTTAAAGAATTTATTTAAACAATTATTAATATTTTATATAGATTAACCAAAAATTAAGATTAATATATGAATTATTATAGCAAATTGCATATAAACCCTAAATTAAAAATTTTTAATTAACTCTTTATATCAATATATTATATATTATATGATTATTAATATTAATAATTATATAAAATAGATAAAACTTTAACAATTATATTATAAAAAATAACAATTTATATTAAACTTAACAATTATATTATAAAAAATAACAATTTATATTAAACTTAACAATTATTTAACGAAATAATTGAAGAAATTGAGAAATTATAAATTTTTAATTTTCTAAAAGTTCTAAATGTTCTACAGCATTTTTATAATATGTTTCATCTATTTCAATTCCTATATAATTTCTATTCAGGTTTTTACAAGCAATAGATGAGTTTCCACTTCCAAAACACACATCTAAACAAGTTCCGTCTTTTTGTAAATAATATTTTAAAAACCATTCAAATAATTCAATTGGTTTTTCGGTATTGTGTTTCCTTTTACCTTTATTTACATTTACATTTAATACACTTGTTGGTAATTTTGGAACATATTTGCTTCCTCCGCTATTATACATTTGTGTATTATTCATATATACAGACTTATCTGTATTAGAATATGTAGGATTTATAACACCAAAATAGTTGTGATTATCTGCTATATTATAAAACGGCAATTTTTCATAAAACAAATATATCATTTCGTGACTTCTCATCGGCATTTTTTTTGCATTTAAATGACCTGCGGTTGAATTGGGTTTATACCAAATTAAATCATATCTAAACCACTTCTCATTTGATTTTATTATTTCATAACCGAATAATGTAGTGCAAAAAAATATATATGCAGTGGTTGATTTTCCAACTCTTTTTAATTCCAACCATAATTTTTCTAAATCAATTCTTTTATCCCATTTACAATTTGTCTGTCCGTAGGGTAAATCTAAAAAAACTAAATCTACACTTTTATCATTCACCTTTTTAAGTTCCTCAAACATATCACCACATAATAATTTAATCATAATATATATATATATATATATATATAGATAAAACTTAACAATTATTTAACGAAATAATTGAAGAAATTGAGAAATTATAAATTTTTAGTTCCGTCAATTTTGTATGGTTTAAAAAAAAATTGAAATGCTTTTTTTTACTAATTTAAACGCATACTAATCAAATAAATATCAAATCAAGAATGAATAAACTAATTACCGAGTTCTCTTCTAAATATCCACAAGCAACCGAAATGGCGGTCCAAGTTAAGGAACTTGATATGCCTATGGATATTGCCTTGTGGGTAAGTATTAATGTGAGTATTTTAATGGCGAAATTGAAGCGGGGTGATTATTCTAAAAATATGAGAAATCCTAACGAGCAGTTGAGCGACGAATGTATTGATATGTTTGGAGTTACATATTTGAAAAATATAAAAAAAGTCGCCGAACAAGTTTGGTATGCGACAGGTTCATACTCACATATCAAACAATTAAAATCATTACAACCTGACGATTTCTTTGAAAAACTAATAAACCAAGAATTTAAATAATTCCAATATAGTATATCTATTATTTTTTTGAGGGGTTAATAGAAGAACCCTTTATTTTTTTTTTCGCATCGCTCTAATTTTTGCCATATGTTCTTTTGCTTCTTTACTTCCTTTCTTAAATCCATAACCAGTTGCTCTTCCAAGTTCATCTGCCCCTACATTTCCTAATTGTTTTCCAATTTGATTACCTATTATTCCTGATACAAATCCTCCTTCAGGAAAAAGTGCTTCGCCTGCAAGACCTCCTAATGCTCCAGATACAGCAGGAATTCCTTGATGAATTAGCGTTGATGGAAGAGTTCTTGTAAAAAACTTATTTGCTTCTCCTCCATCTTCAAATGAGGATTTTATAGAATTGGTTGTATTATTAACAGATTGTGCTACACCATTTTGATTAGGGTCAAATGCTTTTGCTACTCCGTTTTTATTAGGGTCTAACCAATCCCAATCACCACCACCTACAATATGATAATGATGATGATGAATTCCATAACCCATCATAGCAGGCGCACCATAACTTCTTGATGGTGGATTATGAACTCCAAATCCTAAATAATCCCTTACTTTATTATAAGCACCTTCCGCATCTTCTTTAAGTCCAAATCCTAAATATTCCCTTGCTTTATTATAAGCACCTTCGGCATCTTCTTTTAATCCTTTTCCTTTCATATTGCGTATTCTCGCCATATGTTCTTTTGCTTCTTTACTTCCTTTGACAAATTTTGGCATTATATAATTATTAGAGATATTATTTTCAAGAGTTTTTATTTCTTTTAATATTTTATTTTCATTCTTTATTCCTTCGCCTTTTGTTATATCTCTACCAAAAAATGTTATACCTTTCCCATTTTTAGTTTCTTTTTCCCTTATTAATCGGTTTAGTTCTGCTATTTTATTTCCATTTTCAAAGAAAGTAGTCTTTTGACTTCTGGTTTTCTCTTTTATTTGCCTTATAATTGCTTGTTGGTATTCAATTGACGCTAACTCATCTTTTAATTTATCAATAGAAAATTTTTCATAGTCTCTTGTTGGTTGAGGAATAATTGGTTGAGGAATAATTGGTTGAATTTCAGCAGGTTCAACTTTATTCTTTTTTTTTTTACAACATAATAATTGACCTTCCCCTTCCATTACCTTTTCTTTTTCCCTTATTTGTTTCAGTCTTTCTTTACCAAAAGGGGTTATACTATTTTGATATTGTCTAAGCAAATGTTTTATAACATCAGGGTGTGATTTATCTAATTTTCTTAATCTTTCTAATTCTTTTTTATCTGGTATTGTTTCTGCTTTTTTATCTGGTATTGTTTCTGGTTCAACTTTATTCTCTTTTTTTTTACAACATAATATTTGACCTTTCCCTTCCATTACCTTTTCTTTTTGCTTATATACTATAACTAATGTTATACCTGATTTACCTAATTTTTTATTATGATATTCAGTAAATCCTTCTTTTTTTACTTTATTAGGGTCTTTTTGTCTAAATCTTAATGTATTTCTCTCTTCATCAACTTTTGGAAATTTATATTTGTTTTCTTTTAACCATTTCTTAGCACTTTTTATATCATATTTGGATTTATCAAATATAACTGATTGAACTACATAACTATCTTCGTTTTCGCTTTCGCTTCCAGAACTACTATCATATACACCAGCACCTTGACTTATTACATTAATTTTTGTCCCCCAATCTATTGCTTTATCTATTATTGGTTTAGTAAAAAATGGTAATCTTTTAAATAATGTCTTTAAATCTTGAAATACAAATTTTTCTGCTTCTGGTGTATTTAAGTTATTTGCTTTTAATATACTTATAATAAAATGTTGGCAATTATTTGAATTTGCGTCATATGGAAAAAATTGGTCTCCCATTCTATTCTTTGTATTATCTAATAGTTCATTTACTGCAATATTTTTGGATATTGGTAATTCCATAGTTTCAGTATTACTTTCAATTGTTGGATTTAAAACCATATTAATTACTTCATTTTTTTCAATAAGTAATTTTTTACCATCATTTAATTTACACACCATAGACAAATGATAAAGTTTATCAAAAGGTTTATTCTTTTCAAATTCGCCTAATGAAATAGCGTTTAATGCGGTATTCAATAGAAATGTCAAAGGGGTTCTTCTTAATTCAATTCCTTCAATTATATTTTTTCCTTCTTGTTGTAATATTTTCCTTATTTTTGGTTGATAGTCTTTTCTACCAAATATTATTGCTTTTCCATATTCATATATACCTCCGTTTCCAATCATCTTTTTCCTTTTTGCGTATTCCCTTTTTTGTATTTTAATTGCTTCTTTTCTCTCTTCATCTGTTTCATATTTCTTTTTTCTACCTCTTTTAATTGCTACTGGTGTTAATGGTATATCTTTTTCTGGTTGAGTTTGTGGTTCTTCAATATTTAATGTAATATTATTGGATTGTGGGTTTTTCTTAACTTCCATTTTAATATTGGATTCTTTTTCTTTTTTTCCTTTCATAATTCTTGGCATTATATATTTAATTAAGATATTATTTTTCTACCATAAAATATTCCTTGATAAATTATTTGGACTATATTTATCATTTTTCCAATTTCCTTTCATAAATGCTGTGCGTTGTAAATAATTGTGTCTTCTAATAGGGTCTTGATGTTTAGTAAAATCTTCATAACCCATTTGACCGAAATGAACCCATTTATCTTTATGTGGATTATAAACCATATATTTCTTTTCTGGATTTGTTGATAATTTTATATCTACATCTTGACCTAAATATTGTTTTGCTTTCTTAAATACTTTCGTTGGATTAGAATATTTTAAGATTTCTGTTTGATTGCTTGGTATAGGCATATATAATTAAGATAGATAAAATTATATCTTCATTATACACTTTCATCACCTGATTTTTGATTTTGACTTTGTTGTTTAATTCTCAATTCGTCTTCTTTTTCTTCCATCTCTGTATCCCTCACAAATTTCATACAACAAAAATTAACTTCTTTACATTTACTTTTATATGCTAATCCACCACATTTTAATATTAAACCTATTACCGATGTTATAAAAAAACTCCAAAATACAGCATTAAATGTCGTAGTATCAAAATCACTCATATTCTATACTAATATTAGATAAATTAATATAGTTCCAGTAATTAATACTAAAATACCGATTCCTCCAATTATACAAAGAAATTGTCTATCACTATGCTTTTCAGTTTTTAATGCTTCCAATAGTTCAGTTTTACTCTGCTCGCTATCACTTTTCATCATTATATTCTTATATATATTATAGTTAGATTTTTTAAGATATAACCGCCCAATTATATGCTTCCCCAGTAATTGTCATAGCGGTTGAACTATAAGTAGCAGATAAAGCAGGAGATATAGTATAACTTCCAGCAAAACCAATACCAGTTGGTGGTGTGAAAGCGGTAGATGTGAATCCAGTCGCACTTGTAATAGCAATATTAAAAACCGAACTACCGCCTCCAGTTCCTGAAACTAAACTTGTAAGTAAGAACTCAACACCACTAACAACAATAGCAGTCCCACCTTGAAGTAAAGCATCATTTCCACTAACAGAGACAATAGAAATTGTAGTAGCATTAGCAACATAAGTAGCAGTTCCAGATGTAGCAGTTCCCATTCCTGTTATAGTATAAGTTGCTCCTGAAATTAAAACAGAAGAACCTATACCTAATGAACCCCCAGTGCTACTACTAATACCAGCAATAGTGAGAGTTCTTGAACCAGATGTCCCAGTCGCAGTTCCTCCAGTTCCTGCTCCAATAATATAACCAGTTTTCACAACACTCAAAAGCAGAGGTTCAAATGTATAAGTATAAAGTGTCGTAGTTGAATAAAAACTCTCGTTATTTTGGAGTGCTGGCATTATAGCTACAACGCTTGTATTTGGTGCAGAATAAGATGCAGAACCTACTAATTTATAAGTTGTTGAGTTTGAAGTGGAATTAATACCTCTAAAAGTCATAATGAGACCTTCCCAAGCAGAAGGCGGGTTAGAAGTCAAAGTCCAATTATCAGTAGTAGAACCTACATAATTAACATAGTTTCTATAGTATTGAGTATAACTTATAGAAGGAGTAGCAGATGCTGTAATAGTAGGATAAGACCACCCGTAATTGGAAATCTCAGTCCCAACCCAACTCGTTCCGTTAGAATATAATTTAATTCTACTTTGTGGCGGAATGATAAGTGATGTTCCTCCACCAGAACCATATGTTCCAGTAAATGAGGAAGTAGTGCTTAATGTAAATAAAAGACCTGAATTGGTGTTTTTATTTTCAAAATCCACATATTGACCTGATGCTATTGAAGCAGTAGGAAGAAGTAATGTATAAGGTGATGTTGATGTTAAAGCAAGATATTGATTTAATTGATTTTGTGTTATTGTTGTATTCGTAGTTATAGTTAATGCTCCGTATTGATTTGGCGTTCTATCAAATACATTCCAAGTTGAACCAATACTATTCATATTTGCAAATGTGTTAGGAAGCAAACTATAAGTAGTAGTGCCAGTTCCGTATAATCCAGCAAAAGTTCCAGACCCAATTGAAAGAGTGATTGTATAACTTGAACTATTAATTAAATACATTTGGGTATTAGCATTTGTAGCACTTGGAGTCTCAATAGTAGATGTATAAGAAGCAGTATTATTAGTATAATAAATTGTTGAATTGAGATAGTTATTAACACTTACAGCAGGTGTATTATTAGCAGTCAAAGTTACGGAATAAGTTATATGAGGGCTTCTTTCGTTAATAGACCAATTAGAACCATCACTTGTCAAATAATACCAACTATTAGGAGGTAAAATAATGGTTGAGGCTCCACTTCCAAAAACCCCATTTAAAGTTCCAACAGGTGTTAATAAAGTTAGATTCGCACTTCCGTTATTATAAATATTTAAATATCTCCCACTAATCCAAGCATTAGAAGTAGTTGTAGGATTGGGGAGATTTATTTGAGTGGCAGTAGAACCTGATAAATTAATATTACTATCAATATTCACATAAGTTAAAGTTATAGTTGTCCCAGAATAAGTAGCAGTATATGTCGCATTCGCAACAACTCTATCCACAACTTCATAATTAAGAGCAGTAGAATTGCAATATATTCTTATAGTTGAATAAGGTAAAATAGTTGTTGAAGTTGATTGATTTCCAAAAGCTCCTGAAAATAAACTCGTAGTAGAAGATAAACCAACACTATTGGAAGTTTCATTAATAAGT